AGGAGTGGACATTTGCTGGGTAGAGGAAGCCCAAAGCGTCAGCTCCCGTTCCTGGTCAACTTTGATCCCCACGGTCCGCAAAGAAGAATCAGAAATTTGGATAAGTTTCAATCCGGAACTTGAAACCGATGAAACCTACCAACGATTTGTGTTGCATCCACCAGAAAACGCCATCGTTCAAAAGATCAATTGGAGCGATAACCCGTGGTTTCCAGAAACCTTGAAGCTAGAGAAGGACGCGCTTAAATCACGCGATCTGGAGGCTTACAACACGGTCTGGGAGGGTATTTGCAGGGTAACGGTGGATGGGGCGATCTTTGCCAAAGAAATGCAACTAGCAGAATTGGAAGACCGAATTATCCGTGTGAACTATGACCCAATAAAACCCGTCCATGCGGTATTTGACCTGGGCTGGAGTGACGCAACCGCAGTTTGGTTTGTTCAATTTGTGGGCATGGAGACCAGGCTAATCCGATATTTTGAGACAAGCCAAGAGACCATCAGCGCCATTCTGGCCAAAATGCAGACGTTTGGCTATGTGTTTGATACGCTATGGTTACCACACGATGCGGAAAACAAGACACTAGCCGCAGCTGGCCGATCAATTGAGGAAATTGTACGGTCTAGCGGTTACAAGACTAGGATAATTCCTCGAACGCCAATTGCCGACAGTATCAATGCTGCTAGAACGATTTTCAGAAATTGTTGGTTTGATAGAGAAAATTGCGCCGATGGGCTACAATGCCTGAGACACTATCGCTATGAAGTTGATCCGGACACCAAACAATTCTCACGCACGCCTTTACATGACCAGTACAGCCACGGTGCTGATGCGTTCAGGATGCTAGGATTAATGATTCAGGAACCCAAAAAGATAGTGGTAAAGAAACCCGTTTATGAACACGCCAATTGGATGGGATGACTATGTCAGAAAACCAAAGTGACTTTGATCCGCGCATTGATGAATGTAAAAAATTCCTCAAACTGGCCAACGATGCCGATACCAACAACCGTTCCGAAGCGCTGGAAGACTTAAAGTTTGCTGCCGGTGACCAATGGCCAGTGGAGATTCAAAACAGCCGGACCTTGGAAGCCAGGCCATGCCTAACCATCAATAAAATTGACGCTTATGTGCGCCAGGTAACGAATCAGCAGCGCCAGCAACGCCCGCGGATTAAAGTCCACGGAATGAATAACGAGTCGGACGCTAAAGTGGCCGAGGTTTTAACGGGCATTTGTCGGCACATTGAGGTCAATTCGGATGCCGACCACGCCTATGACAACGCCTTTAATTACGCGGTTCGCATGGGTTTTGGCTACTGGCGCGTTAAGACCGACTATGTGCGGGAAGATACATTTGACCAAGAAATCTATATTGAGCCAATTCACAACCCGTTCACTGTTTACTTTGACCCAAATAGCACGTTGCCGGATGGGTCGGACGCTGAAAAGTGTTTGATCACCCAGGTGGTCAGCAAAGAAATATTCCGCAAAATGTACCCAGATGCCGATGACGGCGTGGGATTCACCCAACGCGGGACTGGGGACAGCAATGCCGAATGGGTGACCAAGGAAGATATCCGAATTGCCGAATATTTCTATACCGTTAGAAAACCCGAGAAATTGTGTTTATTGAGCAACGGATTAAAGAAATTTAAGTCCGATTTGCCAAGTCCGGATGATTTGCTTGCCTTGGGGCTTTACGTCATTGACGAGCGTCCATCATTCAAAAAAGAAATCAAGCAAATCAAATGTACGGCCATCGAGGTGTTGGAGGAGGGCATTTGGCCATCTAAATACATTCCGATTGTCCCAGTCTATGGTGAAGAATTCGTTGTCGAGAATAAGCGCAAAAAGTACGGTCTAGTGCGGATGGCCAAAGACCCTCAGCGGATGTACAACTTCTGGAAAACAGCATTGACCGAGTCGGTTGCCCTGGCACCCAAAGCCAAATGGCTGCTTGCTGAAGGCCAGGACGAAGGGCATGAGAACGAATGGGCACAAGCCAATATCAAGGCCATGCCGGTCCTGAGATACAAGCAAAAAGATATCGAGGGCGTGCCGGCACCAGCTCCCACACGCATTCAGCCGGAAGCACCGCCCGCGGGTATCATGGCCGCAGCCGATGGCATTAACGCTGATATGCAAGCCGTTTTGGGGATATTTGACCCCAACCAAATGCCGTCTGGCAATATCAGCGGTAAAGCGCTCAATGGCCAACAGCAACAAATTGATCTTACCAATTACCATTATTACGACAATTTAACCAGGTCAATCAAGCACACGGCCAAAATCATATTGGATTTGGTGCCTAAGATTTACGACAACGCCAGGGTGATGCGGATCATTGGTGATGACGGCAAACCCGATCTGGTGGAGATTAATAAACGCCAGACTGACGAGCAGGGCGTTCAAAAGATACTCAATGACGTGACCGTTGGCGAATATGACGTGGTGATGGATACTGGACCAGGCTACAACTCCAAGCGTCAGGAAGCTGTAAATTCCATGATGCCATTGTTGTCTGCCGATCCCAATTTGATGCACGTTGCCGGCGATCTGATTTTCAGAAACATGGACTTCCCTGGTGCCGATGTGATTGCCGACCGATTGGCTGCAGCCAACCCAATGGCGCAAATTGACGATAAGTCACCAGTCCCGCCACAAGTACAGATGCAACTCAAACAGTCCCAAGCGACAATTCAGCAGCTGCAGCAGCAATTGCAGGGAATGCAGTTAATGCTGAAGAATCGTTCAGATGTTGAGCAATTGAGACAAGACGCAGAAACCAAGCGCACGCTGATTAAAGAGACCAACAGGGCGCACGATATTGAGCTAAGAGACCAAGAACGTCACCGCGATATGGTCCTTAGAACAGATACACAAGCCCACGATACGGTGGTCAAAACACAAACACAAATGGAAATTGAGCGGATGAAGGCCGATCTGGCCATCTATTTGGCGCAATTGGATAGATTGAGTGAGCGATCTGCTACAGCTGAAGCAATTGAACGTGCCATTTGACAAATTAACTATTTCGTGTAAATATTACACAAAACCTTACCCGTAAGGTATACGGGGTTAATTCTTAGGGTAAACCTATGTCTGAAAAAGAAGCAGGAAGTGTCCTGACAAGCGAGAATGCAGCCGAGTTTTATGCTAACAAATTAGGTTTAGCTGACAGAGACGATGATGTGGCGGTAGACGAAAGTCCCGAGCCATCGGCAGAATCTGAGCAGAGTGAGCCAGAGGCAGAACAAAGCAAAACTACAGAAGAAAAAAAGCAAAATCCGAAGTTAGAGAAAAGGTTTTCTGAACTGACAAAACAGCGTGAACAAGCCAAGGCAGAAGCGCAAGCGGAACGCCAACAGCGAGAAGCGCTAGAAACACGGTTAAGGGCTTTAGAACAACAGGCTGCACCTGCCCAGGCGCAGAGCGTTGATACAGAGCCACAGCCGGGCCAATTCCAAGATGCTTTCGAGTATGCAAAGGCATTGGCGCAGTATTCAACAGAAAAAGCCTTGGCGGCGCGTGATCAGCAAGAAGCCAACAAAATTGCCAACGAAGAACGACAAAAGGTCATTCAGTCCTGGTCGGCCAAGTTGGAAAAAGTGAAAGCTGAAATGCCCGATTACGATGACGTGGTGAGTACCGCGAATGTGGTAGTTAGTGATGATATTCGAGACTCAATACTGGAGAGTGATGTTGGACCAAGAATCCTTTATCACCTAGCGGATGACCTCGAATATGCTCAAAAATTAGCACAAATGCCCACTCGCAAGGCAATGATTGAAATAGGAAAACTGGAAAAGCTATACGAAAAGAGTGAAGCCAAAATTGAAACTGTAGCAAAAAGTAAAGCGCCAGCACCGATCCGACCCTTGAAGGCGGGTAATGGCCAAGCGGATATCCCTATTAACAGTAGCGGAGAATTCCACGGCACTTACCAGGCATGGAAAGAGGCAAGACGTGCGGGCAAAATCCGTTAATTTTAATCAAAGGAA